CGCGCGCTGCCCGAGAACAACTTGATAGTTTCCTCGGTGTTTTTGAAGTATGGCGGAGAGGGTGGGATTCTCGTCCGTGTATTGAAGAAAACCGTGGAAAACCGCTTAAATCCTGCTGCCTGCTTCCCTTACCGTACTTCCCGACTGTAAGGCTGAGTCAATCTTAGACAACCTGAATCAACCTGTCAACCCCTCTTTTGGTAACAGCCGGTAACAGTCCCAATCAAATTGAGGCAACTTTGGGGATTTCTGCAAATACGCAGTATGAATATAGATGCTACTCACCACCGACGCCGCCTGCGAGTACCTCGGTATCTCGCGACCCACGCTCTACAAACTGATCGGCAAAAAACTGCGTGCCCATCTGGTCGCCGGGGCTTGGAAGTTCAAGCCCGCTGACTTGGAGACGTATCTCGAAAGCGTAGCGGTCGGACCGGAATGAAGGTCGATAGCTCGCACATCGCCGATGCCACGCACGACGGCAAGCATCTGACGGTCACGTTCAAGTCCGGGGCGCAATACACCTACCACGACGTTCCGACCGAGAAGTGGGAAGCGTTCCAGAAAGCGGAGTCCAAGGGGAAGTATCTGCACGAGCAAATCAAACCAACACACCCGTCCTTGCTCATCAAGGCTGGGGAATAGGAGATTTTATGTTTATGACTCTGGAAGAAAGACTGGCACTGATAGCCGAACAGACAACCGAGGCATTGGAGGCATGGCTGCCCGAACTGCCTTTCATCGCCCACGAAGGTTGCGTCTCCGGGTTTGAGGTCAAGGACGAACTGTATCGCAGAAAGGCGGGGGAGGGAAAAAAGCAATGAGCGGAACATTCGGACACACGCAAGTCACGGAAGAGCAGGATGCCGCGCTCGCGCGGCTGGAGGGCTTCTTCGCCGCCGTCGAAGCGCAGATCAAGATTCTCTGCCCCGATGGTCGGCGCAAGAGCCTCGCGCTCACGAAGCTGGAAGAGGCTTCCATGTGGGCGAACAAGGCGGTAGCCAAGGACGCGCCGCCTGAGCAAGCGAAGATCGACTTCGGCGCGGGCTTGGAGGGGCTGCAAGCCTGCGGCGTGTCCAGCGTGCTCGATACGGACTTTGAGGCACCCGCATGGGTCGGGACGGGCGGCTCTTGCGAACTCGTCGATGGTGTCTGCCAGAACCCGGAACACTACAAGCCCGCATCGGGATGGACGGCGAAAGAGCCTTTGTCTGACGCCATCGAGAGCGGCACGTCCGGCAACGGCTCGCTGGACTTCTTCGGCGTCCCTCTTGTGCTTATCGACCCGCCCACGGACGAGGTCAGAGAAGCAGCCAAGGTCGGAACCCATTTCAAGCTGGTACCGTGTGGACTGCCGTGTGGAATGACCGTCTCGTTCTACGATCTCGTGAACCGCAAGAAGGGACCGCCGCCGCCCCCCGGCACGGTGTTCGGTTCTCTGGACGATAGCCAATAGGAAAGGGGTGAGCTAATGCGCCGCAAGTATGTCCATGTCTCCCCTGAGACAACTGAGAAAATTGCCGAACTGTACAACGCTGGGCAGAGCCAGCCTGCTATCTCCGCGCAACTCAATTTGTCTTCCGGTGCAATTCGTAACCATCTGAAAAAAGCCGGGGTCCACATTCGTCCGCATGGTAGACCGGGAGAGAGTAACCCCAATTATCGGCATGGCGCGGGCGCTACCGGCACGGATCGAATCCCCGAATATGCTGCTTACCACAACGCAAAGCAACGCTGTGAAAACCCCAACAATGATCGCTATGTAGATTGGGGCGGACGGGGAATCAAATTTCTATTCGCTTCGTTCGAGCAATTCTCGGCTGAACTCGGGCACAAACCTACGCCAGAGCATCAATTAGACCGCAAGGACAACGATGGGAACTATGAGCCGGGGAATGTGCGATGGGCGACGCTAACGGTACAAGCGACGAATAAGAGACCACCAATCAGAGTAGCAGATCGTAGTCCGCTGACAGGGCGATACATTCCAACAAGAAAAGAGGAGGCAGCATGAAGGGAGATTTACTCGCTAGTGGGGGTTCGAGGGCGGTATTTCCGAGCCTTAGTCACGTGTCCGATTCCAAGTGGGAACAGGCGTTCGGCAAGCCGGAATCGAAGCCGGTCAAGGGGTCTGCCGACAAGAAGCGCAAGGCTGCGCAGCGCAAGAAGGGCAAGAAAGAATGAGCTACTTTGACGAAACCGACATTCCCGTAGTCGCGCTGTGTGCGCTGACAGTAGCTTACATACGCGACCTGATGCGGCAACTGTACGAGGTTGGTCAGATGTCCCCGGAGGAGATCAAAAGGCGGTTAGTCGAAGGGTTCGCCAAGGCTACCGCGCAAGGCTCATCCGAAAAGCCTGAATCCGTTCCCGCATCTCCTGATTCTCCGCCCGAGTCCGACCCGCAGACGACTCCTGAAACTTCTGAATTTTCCCGCTGATGAGCGGGCGCAATGCCCGCTGTTCCGTCAATCCCGCCTCGCCCCACACTTGCAGCGCGTCCGCCAAGTCCAGACGGGCGACGGTCGCCATGATCGGCATGGGGTACTTGTTCGCCTTCTCGATGATGTCCGTCGCCTGCTTCTCGCTGATCTTTGCCTCGGCTCCGCTGGCTGCCTGATGGATGGCTTTCAGCGCATTCATGCGTCCTTGCTGGTCGCGTGAGTTGATGGCATCCCGCAGATCGTCCTCCAGCTTGTAGCGACGCTGCGCGGACGCCAACTCCTCGCCTTCGAGCGGAGCGCCTTGGCTCTTTTTGGAAGCAAGCTGCATCGCAAGCGTCTGCGCTGGCGTGAATATCTTGTGCGACCCGATGCCCACGCCTTGCAGCGTCTTGTCCAGCGCACCGGGCTGGCTCACCTGCTGGTTCGGGTACAGACCTTGCAGCGGGATGGGAGTGACCTGCCGCAAGGTGTCGAAGACCTTCTGCGCGGATGAAATCTTGTGACCCTGCTGGTCAACGCCTTCGATCCATTCGCCGGGTGCCCGCACGAGCAGCGGGTTGACGCGGTTCATGGCGAAGTCCCTCGGCTTCTCGACGAAATGCAGGAAGTCGCCGAGCGTGGTACGCAAGGTGTACTCGCGCTTGCCGTCCTTGGACTGCACGCCGAATCCCGCCTCGGGATGGGTGTCGCCGCTGGTGAGGTAGTTGATGCCGCGAGCCAACAGCCATTGCGAGGCGTTGAACGCGATGAGGCTCTTGACGAGAGTTCCGCCGTGTCCGCCCGCAACGTCCAGCACCGAGCGTCCGGTCGATTCCAAGAAGTCGGGGGCGAGCAAGAGCGCCCGCAAGGTGTTCTGCGTGGAAGCGGAGCGTCCCATGACGGTGTAGTTGAGTCCGCCGAATTTGTTGTTGACCTGAGACGCGGCGATGCGTCCTGCTTGGGTCTCGTCCAAGTCGGGCTTGGACTTCATAATCTGACCCTTCAGTTTGTCGTACAGGTCGAACTTCAGGCTGGTAATCCAGCCGGACGGACCGAACAGTCTCTCTTCTATCGCCCGGTTGAAATTCCCGATGAGCGGAATCTTGTTGATGAGCGAGTTCTTTTCGCCGACCAACCCTTCGCCCAAATATCCGCTGAATCCCGGTCTCGTGGACGATGCCACGACCCCGTCGCGGATGGCGGACTTCTGCGCGTCGCTCAGGTTGAAATAGTCGATGTCCTTGGGGACGAAAAGCATCTTGCGGTTGGTTCCCCATAGCGGGTTCATCCCGCTTTCGAGCGTGCGGTTCAAGATGGTCGCCCAGTGGAAAGGGCTGAGGGAAAGCAAATCGGATTTCGCTTCGCTGGATGCCTTGAGCGCGGCTCGCAGCAAGGCGTTCTTTGGCGCGGTCGATTCGAGCATGGCGTTCAAGTGCGGGGCGATGTCGGGATGCGCGTACACCGGCACCCTCGCGTTCGCAACCTTGGGAGCCTGCGCTGCGGCATCGGTGGGGATTCCCTGCATCCCTTTTTCCATGATGGCTTGCTCGGGGACGGGACCGCTTCCAAAAGGCACGATGGCGGACTGCGGCAGTTGCGCCGCTTCCGCGGCCGTCACGGGACGCCACACGGACAGCCCGGTCGGAACGTAGTCCGACTGCTTCCACATATACGCTGGCTGCGCGGGTTTCTCCGCCTTGACGAACTGCGCCATCTGCGGAGCCTCGCCCATCAATTTGTTCGAGGGTTGCGACTTGACGATAGCCTGCGTCTGCGCGGGAGCGTTCAAGGTCTCCGCTGGTTCTCCGGGGACTTCGTAGATGCGACCCGACTTCAATAGCTCGTCGAACTTTCCCGCCGCTTTCAGTCTCGATATTTCTCCGGGGTCAACCGGCGCATCCATCGGGCGGGTGTATCCGGGCATGAGTTTGCCGGGAGCCGCCATCGGAGCGCCTTCGTTCGTGTAGGACGATGCCAGCTTTTCGCCAAGGTCGTTGCGACCGAGAAGATTGCTCACCTTCTCGTGGTAGTCGCTGATAAGGCGGACGGCGTCCTTGGTGGTCGGTGTCAGTCCGGCTTGCTGCGCGTCCGCATAGGAATCGAACTTGCGCTTCTTGAGGAAGTCGCGGTCGGAATCCATGAGCGTGCGCTCGACCGGCTTGCCCGTCGTGGGGTCAAGGTCTTCGACCGTGTGACGGTGAGGCAGGTAGTTCGCCTTGCCGCCGTCCTCGGGCAAGAGGTTCTTGAACTTCAGGTGCGCAAGGTCGGCGTTCAAAATTTGCTTCAACTGGTCGCGGGCTTCGATTTCCTTGTCGGACAGTTGCTTGGCGGCGCGGTAGAGCGGCGCTTCGTCCTTGGTCGCCGGATTCGCTTCCGCCCGTTGCGCCCACTTCTCTAGCACATTGGGGTCGGCGTTCGCCTCGATGCTCATGCCGATGGCGATGCGGCGTTTCTCGTCGGGGATTTGCTTCGAGAAATGCTTGAAAATGTCGTGCGCTTGCCCGACCCCCACTTGGTTCGATTCTTGGTAGCCGTACGTGCCATCGGCGTACTGCACCTGCATCATCGCCTTGCCCTTGGGGGACGTTGCACGCATCTCTTCCAAATCGTGGGCGACGCCTTTGGTCGCCATTCCCGTCGCCACCGCGTTCAAGAGGGATTCGGTTCCGAACTGTTCCAGCCGGGTGAGCGCCTTGGCTTTGTCGTTCTCGTTTTTCGCCGAGCGGTAGTCGCCCCACATGAGTTCCGCTTGGGGCAGGGTGTTGGTGCCGAGATCGTAGCCGTACTTCGCAAGGAATCCCACGTTGCCTGCGAGCTTCGCTTTCTGCACGATGCCAGCGGCTTCGGTGAGCGTCATCGCTCCCGCCTTGACCAGTCCTTGTTCGACCGCCGACTCCCCGAAGGAAGCTACGGCGAGACCCACGGAGAGCGGCGAGGTCATGCCGGAAAGGAAGTCCTCGGCTCCCGCCTCGAACCCGCCCGCGCCTTGGCGGTGGGAGGCGAGTCCGAACAGGGATGTGGTGAGCGGCTCGTTGAGCCACGACCATGCCTTGGATGCGAAGGAACCGTCGCCTTCCGGTTGCGATGTAGCGGCAGGAGCCGCCTCTGTGTGCGGCTGAGAAAAGAAATTGGCGGGTAGCGTGTCGGGAGCCGCGCTCGCGGACTGCGTCGTCGCGGACTGCGGCGTAGCTCTGCTGAAAAAGTCGGCAGGGAGAGTATCGGGAGCCGCGCTAGGCGGCGGCGTATTCGATTGAGGCTGGTCGAAAAATCCAGCCGGAAGTGTGGCGGGTGAGTTCCCCATTTAGACCTTCTTTACTGCTTGACCCACTGCTGACCGTCGAATGCGTAGTTGGCACCGTTGTACGAGCGCGTCGTGCCCTTCTGCGGAGCGCCCGCAGTTGCGGGAGCCTGAGTTCCGCCGTTCTTCTGCTTCTGGTACAGGTCGCGGACTTCGCCACGCGCCGCTGGCGAGAGTTCCGGGTGTTCGCCGAGATACTTTTCGGCGTCGTCGTAATTCGGATTCGGACCCATGCCGGGGATGGAGATCGGATCGGCTTCCCGCTCGTTGTACTTTTTCTGCTTGTCGGCTTCCGCCTTCTGCTTCGCGGCGACTTGGTCGCTCTGGTCTTTCTGGAAACCCTGCTGCGCGGGAGTCAGGTTGCTCGCCTGTTGCGTCGTCGCCGGTGGGGGAGTTCCGCCGTACTGCTTGTAGCCGATTCCCAACTGGCGTAGCTCTTGGTAGGAATCGCCCAGCGCGGCGTTCGCATCGGAGACGTGGTACTTGTTCGCGAGCGCCTGATACTCGGGCGAGTTGGTGTCCACGTTGCCCTTGGCGTCGGTCGGCAACATTCCGTAGTCAGTGTCCTTCTCCATGTCTTTCTCTGCGCTCTGGTAGGCGCTCATCGTCAGCGAGAATCTCCGCTCGGAATCGCCCAACAAAGCATCCTTCGCGCCGGGACTCAGCTTGCTGTAGTCGCCGCCGTTCTTGGTGAGTTCCGCACGGGCTTTCTTGGCGGTCTCGCCTTCCTTGAAATCGCTCAGGGCTTTCGACGCCTGCGCGTAGTCCAAGGTCGCCTTGGCGTTCGCGTCCTTGGTCTGCGCGATTTTTTCCTCTTGCGCCAAGATGTCCGTGCTCGTGCCGAACATGGTGCGCTCGGTTCCCGTGGCGTCCTTCAGTTTGTATTCCTTCACGCCGTCGTCGGGCACTTCCATCAAGTGGTACTTGCGGTCGGCTCCGTACACCGGACGGGTGCGGTAGCCGTTGAGATGCAAATCCTCAAGGTGGTTTTTGGTCGCGTAATTCTCTAGGTCTCCGAGATCGTTGAACGACGGGGTCTCCGCTCCGGCGATGGTGAGCGGCTTGGCTCCCAAACGCTTGAGGGTGTCCTCGCGCTCGACTTCCTCGTTCGCAAAGTCGATGTGCGCCTTCATCAACTCGAAATTTCTCAGGTTGTGTTCGTCGCCCATGTTGGCGAGGTTCGCGTCGTCAACCGCCATCCGCTTGATGGACTCCGCCTGCTGGCGGGCGTTCTCGGCGGTCTTGAGTTGAAAGTCCTTGTCGAAATTGGACTGCTCGTTCGTGACCTTCTGCTGTTCGAGTCCAAGCTGCTTGTTGCGGAAATCCTTTTCGTCCGCCAACTCCTGCTTCTTCTGGGAACTGGCTTCCATCTCGCGAGCCGCCGCGCCGATGCCGTAGGCTGCTCCGGCACCCTTGGGCACTTGACCCGCCGCGCCGAATCCCGACAACGCGGTCTGGATTCCGGCGAGCGTAGCCTTCGCCCAATCTCCGGGCTTTCCCTGCACCTTCGTCAAGGCATTCTGCGTCGATTGCGCAATCTGCGAGGTCAACGGCGGAACGGGGTTGGGGTTCGCCGCAGACAGGTCGGCTCCCGATGCGCTCGGGTCGCTGATGTCGGGCGGTGCCGCGAGTGCTCCGATGTCGCCGCGAGTCGGCATGATGGGAACCGATGTGTTGCCGGTCGCCAATACCGGAACGGCGGGAGATGAATTGTCTGGTGCTGGTGTGATGATCGGTGCCATTGGTTTCCTCTCTTTTCGGAACCGAGTTCCGAAAAGGCTCTTAGAACATCATGTCGCTGCCGGACAGGACGCCGTTCGTGTAGTTGCCCAGCGACGGATTGTTGTTGCCGCCTCCGCCCGGTTTCAAGAGCGACATTCCGCCCGACAACCCGGCGCTCGCAAGCGAAGTGATTCCGCCCGCGATGTCCGCCGTGGCTTGGTTCGATTCTTGGTTGATCGTGTCCGCTTCCTGAAAAGCGTTTTGACCGACTTCGTTCGCGAGCGAGCCGGTCGCATTCGGGTTGTACTGTCCCGATGCCGCCAACTCCGCGCTCTCCGCGTTCTGGAAGTTGCTGCGCCCCGTGGCGTAGTCGGACTCGGTGATTCCGAGTTCTTGGTTCGAGAGTTGACCCGCCGCGCTGGATGCCAATCCTTCTTTCAACTGCTGGTCTACGCCGGACTCGGGAAGACTTGACCCGCCGCCTCTGCCCGCAAGCTGCGAGTTCAATGCTACGGCTGCGTTCTTGTAGTTCGCACCCGTGGCGTTGACCGCTTGGGTGTTGAGCGCCGCCAGTTCCGAAGGGCTAAACCCCGTCTGCGACGGACCGGCTTCGAGCACCGGCGAAAGCACGGAATTGATGTGGCTCAGGATGTTCTGCTGGTCGGCGAAGTTGGTCGCGTAATTGTTCTGTACGCTCTGCATCAACTGCTGCTGCGACCCTTCGATGTTCTTTTCGGCTGCGCTAGGTCCGCAAATTTTCGTGCTCCTCTTGCCTTGGTCAGTATTTACTCAAGATGGGTAGACCAAGACTCGAACTCACTGGACAGCGTTTCAGCCGTCTTTTGGTGCTCGCCTTTGCCAACTATGACAAACGGCGTAATACCTTTTGGCTTTGCCTGTGTGACTGCGGCAAGCAAATAACTGTCCGTGGAACGGCTCTCAAGATCGGCAGAGTCGCAAGTTGCGGCTGCTATGCCCGAGAGGTTTCCTCAAAAATCCACTTCAAACACGGTCATCGTCGCAGACCCGATGGCAAACGGTCGCCAACCTACCGCTCGTATGGCGCTATGAAAAACCGCTGCTACGGTGAAACTCATCCTCGCTATGCCGATTACGGCGGACGCGGAATCCAAGTCTGCGAGCGATGGCTCGAATCCTTTGAAAACTTCCTCGCCGACATGGGCGAGCGTCCTACGGGCAAAACCCTCGACCGCTTCCCCAACAAAGATGGGAACTACGAACCGTCTAACTGCCGCTGGGCGACTCCAAAGGAACAGGCTGCGAACCGGCGACCCCGAAGTCGTGCCGGTACTCCTCTCGATACCCGAAACGCCGCATGAATCGAATCAACGCCGGGGAAGTCGAGTCAAAAATGGCGTAGCGGAACCCCCGGCTCTTGGCTGCTTGGGCGACGAGCGGATACGCCTCTAACAAGGCAACGGCTATTCGCTTTCCCACCCTCGGCGGGAACTGCACATGGAGCCGAATCCCCTGCCCCTCGGTCTCCTGCCGCACGTACATGCAGGCACCGTGGGCGTCCTCGATCACGAAGGAAGCCGCGTAGGAGGTCTCCCCCGGCATGAAAAAGCGCGGGACGATCTTGCCCTTGTGGTCGGAGTCCGCCTCGATCCACTCGCCGATTTGCTCCAAGTCGGCATCTTCCACGCTGCGGAACGTGACCATCTATTCGCTGCCCCGCGTGCGCGGCGTGCGGTCAACGAGCACGGCGATGCCGGTCGAGATTTCGTTCAGGATTTCGATGGTCTTGTCGCTCTTTCCGTTCGCCGATTCCTGCTTCTCGTTCAAGTCCTTCAGGGCTTTTTGCATCGTCGGAAAGCAGGTGGTCGCCATCGTGTCGATCTGCACGAGCGCCTTGCTGGTCGCCGCCTGCGTCTGGCTGAACTGCAAGGTCAGCTTGATGGACATGCGCCAGAGCCAACCAACAAGAGACAACACAGCGCCCCACCCCACGGTGGCGATGTGCGTTTCGACGAATTGGAAGGGCGTGAGCATTAGAAAATGTTGTTCCCCTGTACCTGCCAGTATCGTGCGTAGTTCGCATTCGGAGTTCCCGTTCCGCCGCCCACTTCGGGGTTCCAGACGAGGCTCCAATAGCCGATGTACGCTCTGCGGTTCGCCGCAGGGGATGCTTCGCTGTCGTTGCCGAACATGACCCCCGGATACATGCCGGGATTAAAAGTGAACACAGCGGTCGATTGAGAAGTGGTCGAGCCTAAAGTAGAGTCGTAAGGAACATACGAACTGACATCGTTGAATCCGATGAGGGTTCGAGTCCACGATGCTCCCGCCGTTCCGCCTGCCCAACTAGACGCATTCAGTTTGGTTCCCTCGCCGCTGCCCATCAGGTTTGACAGACCCGAAGAAGTGAATCCAAAGGAAGTCGGTCCATTCGGAGAATTGAAGCCTACGGTCGCGCTCGTGAATGAATACTGCGGGACGTTGACGGTTTGAAAGCCTGTCGTGGCTCCGTTGCCCGATAAGCACATCTGGACTTGACCCGCTGCGGTGCATAGCATGTCCACTCGGTACCAGATGTTCTCGGCGGGAGTCACAAGCGTATCGGTGACGTTGCCGGGGAGATTGTTGCGAACGTAGCTGTTCCGCATCGTGTTCGACACACACTCGAACTTGAATGTCGTGTCCGACAAAGCGGTGTCGTGCGTGCTCGCTGTGGCGGTTTCGGCTACGGCGCTGGCGTTTGCCAGCGTCAGGGTCGTCGAGGTGCCTGCGCTGCAAACCCAAGGTCCGCCGTTGTTCGACGAGTGGGTGACGAAGCCGCTGACTGAAAAATACTTTCCGGTATAGGTGCTGCCGTTCGGGAAAGTGCCCGTATATACAGCCGTGCCGCCCGACGAGGTAGCAACGGACGTGACGGCGAGAGCGCCCGTTCCGGGGTCTGCGTCGTAGCGAAGTCCGGCGAAACAAAAAGGTCGGGTACCCGTAGAAGCGCGGGTCAGTAGCGTGTTGCTGTCCCATCCGAACAGACCGATGTAGAAACTGGTTTTAGCCAGCGTGAACGCTGTGGTGACGCTCGTTCTGTTGTTTCTTCCGAGCATGAACACCCACGACATTTGCCAGTTGGGGTAATCGAACAAAGGCCATACCGGACTCGTATCGGGGTTGGACGTTGACATCCAAGCGGGCTGTAGATAGCAGGAAGCATTCGCGGTGGTGTTGACCGCCATCGTCACCGACCCGAAGTAAGGGGGCTGAAAACAAGCCATGCCGCCAGAATTGACGCCATTTTGACTTCCCCATTGCCATCCCAAGCGCCCGACTGCTCCGCTGGTTGTGCCCGCTGAGGGCGTGAAAGCGAAATCGTCTCTGAGTGCAAAATAAGCAGTGTCGGTGTCCCAATAGGGTGAACCGTGAATCAGTCCGTCTCCGCCCGCCGTCCCCGTGATCGTGGTGTCGCCGGTCGAGTCTGCGGACAGGATCATGTTGGCACCCGCGACCAAGTTCAATTTCACCTGCGAGGCGTTCGGGATGTTGTTCGTCGCGAGCGCGATTCCCGGTGCCGATGCATTGATGACCCGGACGACCGATTGCGCCGCCGCGTTCGCCTGCGGAGTGACGCTCGCTGGCATTATGCGGATCGTGGGCACAGCGCCGGGGTACTGCTGGTCGTGCAAGTCGGGTTGAAGCTGCGTCGTGAGCGGAGCCGTGGCACGGAGGTACGGGTTGATCGTCACCGGAGTCGGCGGCGGAACCGGCGAAGGCACACCCGCATCCATCGCAATCCAGTTCGCGCCTAGTCCGTCGTTTTCTACCGGGTTGGCTTCGCTGCTCATTTACGCTTCGTTTGCCTCGCGCATCCTGTCCCGCTGCGTGCGTCTCTGCGGCTTGTACTTCCGCTGGTTCTCGGGCGGGAGCACAGCCGGTTCCATGATTTTTTCGACGCTCACCCGTTGCTGCTCAGGGATGAGCGGCAAGAGTTCTACCGGCATCCATCCTTCGCCGAGTCCGTCGTTGAGTTCGTCTGTCATCAAGCCTCTTGGTACAGCCTGCCGAATACCGCGAGCGACAAGAGTTCGTTCTGCACGGTGTCGGTGTTTCCGAAGTCCACTTGCACGATCATTCGGCGGCATCGCGCCACGCTTTGGGTCGCCGCGAAGTAGTAGCGGTTCGGGTAGTAGTTGGTCGGCGTGATGGTCATGCCGTACACGGACGGCGGGTCGTACGCCATGCCCGCGCCGAGCGTGTTGACGAAGTTGGTGAACGAGCCGTAGGGCGCGTCGAGCAGGAAGCTGACCGTGGGCAGCGAGCCGACTCCCGAGAAATCGCATTCCACAAACTTGAGCGCGGCAGCCTGACCCGGCTGCGCGAAGGTAATCGCTCCCATCTGGAAGTTGGCGGCGTACGCGGTGCCGTTATCGGAAAATACTGTCAAGTCGCGCTTGAGGATGTTTTGGTTCGTGCCCGTTCCGCCGATGAGCAACCGCTTGACGCCGGCCGCGGTCTGCGTCGATTGAAGCATCTGGCATCCGCCCACGATGTTCGCCTTCGGACTCCAAATCGCCTCGCCTTGGGGAACTTGGTGGGGGTTGAGCCGGTACCATCCCGTCGAGCCGTCGCCCCAATACACGGCGTTGTCCACGCCGCTCTCATGCACGGTCACGTAGGCAAGAGCGGGATTCCACGCCGCCAACTGGTCGCCGATGGCGAAGCCGATGCGGGAGAGTTGCAGCGAGGGATTGATGACGAGCGCCTGAGCGTCCGCCGACATGAAATAGATTTCGCCGCCGTGGATGTCCCAAGCGTTCCACGATTGCAAGCCGACTCCGGGGAACAGGCTGGTCGAGAAAAAGCTGGAAGTCTCGGGACCGCCGTAGATGCACTCGAAATCGGTTGCGGTCGGGCACACGAGTCCAATGGGCGTGTGGATCAGCGCCGTCACCGTGGACTCGAACGGGAAGTCGTCGCTCGGGTTGAAACACTCGTTCGGGTTGCCGGTGATGATGTCCGGACCGCCCGAGAAATAAACCGTGTTGCCCACGGCTCCCCATACGCGCTGGAAGTGCAACTGGTCGCACAGCGGCAGGTATCCGGTCGGGGGCGGATCGTTCTCGTCGTCAATCGGCGCGGGGATGAGCGTGTTGAGTCCGGGGAACAGGCTCGTGGCGATGTCCGGCAGATAATCTTGGAAGTACCACGGCTGCGCGATGCCGCCGATGGGAGGCGGAGAGGGAATTTCCGTCAACTCGAACATATTGGAAGCGCCGCCGCCGTCCGCGTCCCGCCAGATCACAATCGTGTCCACCTGCGGGTCGAGCGAGCCGACACCCGACACCGTGTTGACCGCTCCGGTGTTCGCGCCGGTGATCGTGAACGTCGGGGAGGCTGTCGAGATGCCGCCCGTCCCCGAGCCTTTGTAAGCGCCGTTCGGCACGGAAGCGCCGGGGGGAATGTTGGTGACGTAGTAGTCGGTTGCCGCCCGCGCCTTGAACGAAACGGCGTAGACGTGACCCTTCGTCCACGAGAGCGAGTTGATGGCGGCTTTCCCTTGGTTGTACAAAGTGATTCCGTTGTCCGTCGTGTTTGAGCCGATGGGATTCCACGACGGAGCCGATGATGACGACTTGCCGGAACTGATGACGAACTGAATATCGACGGGGCTGTGCGTGTCGATGATGGCTGCGCCGCCGTAGGGCTGCGAGCTTGATGGCGGAGCGAATCCGCTGAGAGGCAGATACCAGATGGCGTTCGCCGCCCACGCGACGCTCGATCCTACGCACGTCCAGCTTGTGGAACCGTCCGACACCGAAGCGCCGTACGTGGTTCCCCAAGCGTTGTAGACGGCGGTACCGGCGTGGGTCTCGGCGACTCCGCTGGCGTTCGTCGTTACGAGAGTCGTGTTGTTGCAGGAAACAATCTTGAATGTGCCGTTGTTCGCGGAGTTCGTAAATCCCGCTATCGTCACCGGCAGTCCGGTCGGATAGGCGGTCGTGAAAGTTCCGGTGTAGGTGGTCTGCCCGCCGCTGGCGGTCGAGGCTGCGGTCAGGACGCTCGAAGTACCGGGCTTGACGGTTCCGCTCGCGCCGGTCAGGGTGCAAACTTGCAGGTTGCTGTTGGGGTCTTTGATGACCGAAAAGCTGCTCGAACCGAATGTCCACGCCGAATAGTTGGTGGTCGCCGCCCATGTAGCGGACGAAAGCATGACCCATCCGAGTTGACCGTCGAAAGTTGTTTGACCGGGAACCGTCGCCCACGTCGGAGCGGTGGAACCGCTTCCCGTGGTGCCCGCCGTGGTCGCGCCTTGCAGGTAGACAAACTGACCGGCAGGAGCGGGGAGAATCAGGGTCGGCTCGATGATGGCGCAATTGAGCGCGTTCGGATCGTTGCCGGAACTCGGCTGTATGTACTGGTTGAAAGCGGTGGATGCGCTCCAAGATTTTACGAGCGTGGGCGAGCCGTTGACCTGTCCCAGACTTCCCCACTTGCCGCCGCCCGAATGTTCCAGCGTGCGAGCGCCCGTCGAAACGAGCGCGGGGTTCCACGTCGGCTGCACGGTGCCCGAAGTCCACGGGTAGTTGTGGGTGTTGACGAAAATGCATTTCGTTCCGGGGTCGTAGATCGGCTGCCCGCTCAGGTACAGCGTGCTCGCCGCCCAGAGCGTGATGGCTCCTTGGTTCGTCCACGTGACCGAGCCGTCCGAGGGAGTCGTTCCGCCCGTCCCTTGGTTCCATGCGGGCTGACCGTTCGAGGCGGTTCCGTATCGCGAAGTGGGGTTGCTGCCGTCCGCATTGACGGTGTAAAGCTGCTGGACGTTTCCGTTCGCATCGACGATGAGTCCCATCGTCGAGTAGTAGGAGTTCGCCTGCCACACGACGGAGGACGAAGCGGACTGCACGATGGAGACGGAGGGTGCCGCCGTGGGTGTGGCGATGCCCCAATTCCACACGGTTCCGTTCGGATTTCCCGGCGTGTATTTCAGCGTATCGACGCCGTCGCCGTAGTAGCAGACGCTCCCGACCGCGACGAAATATCCCTGCCCTGCTCCCGCACCTTTCGTGAAAATCGTGGTCTTGGTTCCGTCTTGGTTGTCGAGGTAGACGAACGACGGCGTGTCCACCAAAAGCTGAATCGCGCCGCTGGTAAGCTGGAAGGAAAACGAGCGGTCGGGAGCCTGCGGATAGGTGGCGGTGGAAAATTGCGAAGTCCCCGGACGGCGGGCGAGCGTCAGCTTGTTGGTGAGTTCGATGTTCAAGCCCGTCCAAAGCGTGTCGGGTCTGCCGCCGTAGAAGCGGGAGGTGACGAGGTCGCTCGGGTCGTGGAAGACAGACCGCTGCGTATAAAGCCCGGTGAACGCCTTGTCGATGAACAACGGCGCATAGCGCGGCTGCTTCTGCGGCTGTGCGCCGCTCTGTTGGAACGGTGTGCTCATTTAGACTGCCTGTGCCTGTTGTCCCTGCTGCGTCTGCAACTGCCGCACGAGCGCCTGCGCGTCCTTGTCGCCCCACTGCGCGAGCACGACGTTGCGCTGCATGGCGGTCAGACCCTCCGCCTTGGCAAGCAATGCCGCGACTCCGCGCTGGCGGTAGTACGTGGCTCGCGTGTCATCGGCGACGGTGAACGCCTCGGCGAGAAACAAATTGTTGTAAATGTCGGAGTACCAGTCGGGGATTCCCGTTTGGGACAGCCATCCTTGACTGAGCGTGGTGAATGCGACCGGCGCTTTCTGGTAGGTGAACGTCGCCGTGTAGTTGGCGTCCGGCGCATTCAGGAAGCGGGCGGTGAAACTCGTTCCCGGCACGCTGGTCTGGATCGCGCAATTCTCGGGACGGCTTTGCTGGCTCGTGAGCGAGAGCGGCTCGGTGTTGAATACCTTGGTGATTTCGGTGATGGCGTTGTTTGAATCCGTGAGCGAGACCTTCTCCAAGAATCCGAAGTCGGTCGCGGAAACGACGTAGTCCTGTCCGCCGACTGCGGTCAGCGCAGCGGTCTTGGTGGCGCGGTTGAAACTCCATACCAGCGGCGCACTGAAGATTCGGTTCACGAGCATGTTGGCGATGGAGATGGCAGGCTCGGAGCCGGTGCCCGCGCTGAGGGGCAGGTATTGCGTGGACATCGCCTGCGTCCAATTGATGGTGGTCTGTAGGGTGTTCGCCATTTAGAAGCCCACCAAGTACGGGTTGTAGGGACCGAGGTAGCCGCCCGCTCCCCCCCCGCCCGCCTGCAAAATCGTCCGCTCCACGATGAAGCGGTCTTCGTCGCGCTCGCGGTCGGATTCGCTGCGGGCTTCCACAAGCGATTCCTTCCAGAGCGCCCATTCCTGCGCGAACTTCGCCCGCACCTTGGCTTCGGGCGAGTAGCGGTATGCCTGCGCCACGCATCCTTGGCGGAAGTGCGACTCGTAGTCGTCGGTGAGCGGAAACAAGGTCTGCGCGAAAGAGGAAAAGCGGACAGGCTTCATCTGTCCCACGAGGTTGATCTGCCAAACGCATCCGCTCGCGGAGGGTACCGGCGTGAGGCGGATGCCCGACCCGTAGGGATCGACTACCGTCCATACGGTCGTGGCTCCCGTGCCGGGAGTCGCCACCGTGCCCGCTGCGGAGTTCGCCGGGGCGACCGGAGCGGTCGTGCCTTCGGTTCCGTAGCCGGTCAGGATGAGATAGTTGCCGTTCGCGTCCTGAATCTGCGTGATGGGATTCGAGGGCTGCGATTCGTTCGCCCCGAGAGGGTTGGCGTACACGGAACCGGAGACCGGGTTGTTTCCCCACGTCGCGTTGCCCGTCCCTGCGAGTCCCCACGTGCCGTAGTACATCTGGTTGTTCGGGATGGAGTTCGCGGTGAATACCGGCGAACGGAAAATGTTGTTGGCGATGAGCGCGGATGTGCGGCGGGACTGGCGGCGTCCGACTTCGATCCACGAGCACGGCTTCGGCACCGAGTCGTTGTTGATGTCGATGGCGGTTCCGTCCTCAAGCCACGCAAGGTTGGTGAGGCTGAGGGCGTAGTCCTGCTGGTAGCTGTTGGCGTAAAAAACGGGGAGGTTGAACGAGTTCCACTTCCACGGGAAGCTCACGTCGCAGAACGCCTGCATCACGTCGTCCGCGATGGTCAGCATCGGCTGCAAGCCGTAGCCGCCCTTGGTCAGTCCCGGTGCCAGTTCGCCGTAGGTCAGCAGGATGTCGTAGATATTCTGAAGCGTGACTGTCGATTGGGTGCTCGGCATCCTGTTGTACCCCGGTTGTTTTTAGACGAACTCTTCTTGCTCGATCTTCACTAGCCGGAAAGCGCGGCTCGGCTTGTTGCCCAAATTGCTGTTCTGGATGACCTTCTCGTACATCTCTTTCCAGCCCTGCCCTGTCGGGTTCGGGAGCGTCTTGCCGTCGCGGAAAATATTTTTCTTGCTGTCCTTCGGTCGCCACTCGAAGCGGCAACGGTTGCACTTGATTCGGCTGCGTCCGCTCGAATAGGTGTGCAAGCTAAGGTCGGGAATCTCGCGCGAGGGTCTTTCCCTCCCGCGTACGTGGTTGCCCATCAGGTGGTCGCAAGCGCCCTGCTTGGAATTTCGGTCTTTGTCCTGCTGCGCTTCGAGCGCCATCTGGCGTTCGGCTGCGGCTTTCTTCTTGTCCGCCGCGTCCTGCTTCGCCTGCTGCTTCTCGCGGCGTTCCTCCAACATCAGTTCCGCCAAGATTTCATTGGCGCTCTTGCCCTTCATGTCGTCGCTCATTGTTTGGCTCCATTGTTTCGGAAGGCTTTCAAGTCCTCCCGGTAAAGACTGCTGACTGCGGCTTCCCGTGGCGCTCCGAAAACTTTGTGCGCTTGCGCCTCGGTGAGAACTTTTTTCGTAATCAACGCTTTCACGGCGTCGCGCCATCCGATGAAGCGGAATCCCGTCACCAAGCCGTGGGCATCGGTGCGGACAATCGTCCACTCGCACATCCAAGGAACCTGAATCGAAGCCACGTAAATCGGCTTCGCCCCGTTCCACGACTGCGTCACGCAATGCAGACCAGCGGTGCCGTTTCGCAACTGGCTCTCGTGGCTCCAGCAGGTGACGCCTGCCGAGCGCAGCTTGCGCATGAACTCGGTCGCCGACATGATGTTTACGAAGCGGGTTCCGAAATCCGCGAGGATGTCCTGACCCCGGACTTTGTAGTGCGCGGCTGCGCGTCTCGCGTTTTCGAGATGCGCCTGCCGGTCTTCCTCAGCCATCTGCCGGTAATGCTCGGGATGCGAAACCCAATCGGGCGTGCCATCCTTCAGGATTTCCTTGATGGCTCTCTGCGTCGCCTTGGACTTCATGCCCGTGGATTTCAAGGGCTGGTCTGAGTACATGTCGCCTCAACAAAAATGTGAGAGGCTGCGCCCAATCGGGAACAGCCTCTCGGTTTTCAAACACCCGCTCAGTTAGGTCGTGAGAGGGATTGCGTCGATGTAGCGGACACGCTGGCTGTTGACACCCGTACCCGGAGGGTTGGTGAAAACGTTGTGCCAGCGAACCGAAGTCCACGCGGGGATTTGACCGACCGGGTCCCAAGCCGAAGGAGCCGCGTTGGTCACGACGTTGCAGTCGATTGTCTTCCAATCCGCTTCGCCGATTTCCGTGTCGCCGGGGACGCCGAGCCAGATGCCGATCAAGCCGAATTGCGCTTCCATGTAGGAGCGGTATGCGGTCTTGCCGGATGACTGGAAGTTCGCCGTCGAAGTCACGAACGGAGTGATGTGGAACTCCACGCCAAGACCCGGACCGATTTCAAGCGCCTGCCATTGGTTGGTGGTTCCCGCCACTTCGTTGTACTTCTCCTGAGATTGAGCGGTGTACTTCCAAAAATCGGTGATCGAGTTGTTGACCGTCGTTTCGTTGGAAACGTCGTTCAGGATCATCGGGTGCATCTGACCCTTGTACAGACCGTTGCGGATCGGGAGAGCGCCCAGCGTGAACAACTGGTTCTTCATGGTGCGCAAGTCCGAAATCGCGAGCGATGTGGTCGAGGGGGACGAGATGAGCGACGACTGGTTGACGTTCGAGTCGATGTTGGAAAGGTCGTCGAGCGTGCTGGATGCCTGTTCCGACACCGTGATGCCGGTCTGGTACGACAACAGCTTCGCGGTTGACTCGACTTGGTCGGGGTCAATGCTGGAAGCCACGGAGAAAGCGGAGAAGTTCGCGAAAGCAGCGTTCTCGCCGATCTGCGCGGGCTGGACGATCTGAGCGAAAAACTCGGGCGACCCGATGACGCCGTCGCTGGTTGCCGCGATTGCATCAGTGAGTAGCTCGTAGGAAAACAGAGTGCGGTTGATGCCCGAGTTGAGCGGCTGCATGCGGCGGTCTTGGGCGACCAAGAAAGCTGCCGTGTTGCTCATCATCGGGGGAACGAAAGAAGAATCGAAAAGCACAGCCTGCGATGACAGGTTGTCTCCGACGTTTGTTGCTGATGGATTTGCGCCCATGTTGATTTCCTCGATTAGCTATTCAGCGCCGCTTCCAAAACCTTCTTGAGTTCGGGGTTGCGCATCATGCGTTTGAACTCGTTCGGGTTGTTGCGGGAAAGAAGCAGTGCTTCTTTCTTCGTCATGCCGGTTTGCCGGACAGGACTCCTCGCTGTGAACTGCCCCGGCTGAATCGTGCCGGTTGCCTGTCTTGCAGGCGGTGCCGCATTGGTGGGTGCATTGTTTCCATCATTGGTAACTTCGGGTGCTGCTACTGCGGGTGGTGCATTGTTCGCCTTGGGGCGTTGAGCCAACTGCGCACTCAAGGCGACGAAAGCGATGTCCAGATTGCCTACCGTCCACGCGAGACCCTGTTGGTCGAGGTAGTCGCGCAGCATGGCTTCGTTCGCTTGGCACGGGAAGTAATCCGCCGTGTGGCTCGACATCCATGTCCGCGCTGCCCGGTCGCGCTTCTGAATCTCTAACTCCAACTCGATCTGCTCGACCCGCTTCGTGGTGTCCGCGATGGGGACTAGCGTTTCCAGTCCTTGCTTCGCCGTTTTCGGATTCTGCAATTCCAGACCGGCTTGATACTCCTCGTCGGCTGTAAGCTGCTTCGGTTCCGGCTTCGGCGCTACAGGGGTCGGTTTGCGGGTCTTGAGAATCTCGAAAGCCTTGTTCTGCCGGTGCAAAGCGCGGGTTGCCGCGATGTGCGCGTCAGACTGCTTCTTCGACATCTCTTCCCACGAGTCGGCTACCAGTCTGGTAGGCTCCCCGATGGCAATTCCGTTTTCGTCGGTGGGCTGGTACTCCACGACGATCTTGTTCCCCTGCTCCTGCATTGTTGGTTCCGGCATTGTTGGTGCTCTCCTAAAAGGGTCGGCTAGTTGGTTTCCTGCCCCACGGCGGCTTCCTCGGCGTCCTCGTCGGGCACCTGCAACATGGCGATGTTCCAGTTCACGTCTGCGGAGAGTTCGGAACAGAACTTGTCCATCGCGAAGGCGACGGCTTGCATCGCGGACAGCTTGACGAGGCGCTCCGGGTCGTCCGGCTTGATGTTGAGCATCTCGACGGTCGCCATCTTGGTGCGGGTCTCCATCAATTTCAGGAGCACCTTGAATCCGTCGTGGTACACGAGCGACGAAAGGATTTCGCGTTCGGCTCGGTTCAAAATGGTGGGGACTGGCATTGTTTTATAGCTCCGTTACGTCGCCGAAAGGCGCTTCGCCTTCGGACGCTCCAAGGGAATGTTCGAGCACGACGCGCTGCTGTTCGGCTGCGGCACGACCCAACTGCTTGTTGTCCTGCAAGGTTTCCTCTTGCTGGAATTTCTGCGCTTGCAAGTTCTGCTGCGATTGCGCCTTGAGTTTGGCGAGAGCCTGCGGGCTGCTTTGCGCCCGCTTCTGCATCTGCTGCGGTGTCGCTTTCTTGAAAAACTTGCGGCTGTACTTGAATCCCGCCATGTCGCAGAAGGTCTGGATGAAATCGTTGAAATCGAAAATCAGGTCGTCCTCGTAGGCGTACTCCATGAGGGTCGGGTTGTTGACGATGGATTCCAGCACCGGCAGGAATTGCGCCATCTCTTTCTTCGGACCCAAGTGAGCGCCGGTCAGGACTTCGTATTCCAGTTCCGCGTTGCGGAACTCCTCGTGGTCGATCTGGATGTCGTCGCCGAGTTCCTGCCCGATGATGTCGCGCAGTTCCGAGCTTGGAAGCCGCTGGTTGTTGAGGTTGTCCATCTCATAAATAAATGGGAGGAACACTTGTCGGCAGAAGCGTTCGATGGGACCGTCGAGGCGCGACGCCGATGCTGCGGTGACGGACGCGGCACCCGTGGCGCTGCGCATGCCGGTGGTCTTGATGCCCATCGCGCCAGCGCCGAGCGTGGTCTGCTGGTTCGCGCCGGATGTCTCGTAGGCGTCGGACTTCGCTTGGTTGATGAACTGCCACGCTTCGCTGGGGACGGGCGGCATTTGCAGGAAGCCGAATGCCTGACGAATATCGTCGTCCACGTCGATGATTCCGCCCTGCTTCCAGCGGATCGGTTGAGTCGGCGCATTAAAGCCGCGCTTGCGGACGGCGGTCGGCTGCAAGCCGTAATTCAGCATTCCCAAAGCGAGGGTCGTGGTTCCCTGCTCGATCACCTGCTCGGTGCCGCAGAGTTGACCGATTCCCTGCCCGTAAAAACAGTCGGGAATGTTCCGCCAGTTGGACGAAAAATAGGTGATCTTCCCGTAGGGATTC